ACCTAATTATATAAAGTTCCCATTTATTTATATTAATATTCCATACCGCCATACATCTCTGCAATTTCACAAGCAATTTCTACTACTCTATCTATTGCTCTTTTTTCTTCATCTCCCTGATATATTTTGGTATCTTCTACATCTCCGCACTCTTCCAATATTGTTAAACAATCTTCTAGCATTGGTTGCGTATTTCTAAACATACAATAAGCATAACTTTTAGTTAAATTTAACTCTCTATTTCTTATTGCATTTTCTATGCTTTCTCTTTCCTTTTCGTTCATTTGTTCTCCTTTTGTTTATACTGCTTATACTCCTTCAGTAAATATTTGTTCCCAATTATTTTATATTTCTTTTAATACTTTTGTATCTAACTCACTTCTTAGCATATTATTCATTGATTGAACTATATAATAAAGTTCTTTTTTCGTATGTCTATAATAAGTTATTTCTCTAACTCCACCACCACTATTAACTATCTGTTCTAGTTTGCACCCACCATAAGCCCAACCTATATTATAGTTCCCAATGTTGCTTTTATATTCTCCGTTTTCGTTTTTAGAATATGGTTCTTTTGGTTGTCCTGTAAACTCATTTAACATTAAAACCTGATTTTCTAAATGTTCTTTTGTAACTCTCATAATCTATACTCCTTTGTTTTGTTTGTATACTCTTTAAACTCTCTTAATTCTTTTTTGTTCCCATTTATTTTATAATGATGTAAATATTTTATAATCATTTTTATTTATAGCATCATAAAATTTTTGTTCATCAAAGTTGGGATTATCTTCTTTTAAGTATTTGGCTAAATTATAAATGAACCCTACAAAATCTATTCTGTCTAAAGGTTCTTTATCAATACTATAACTAATCTTTTCTTTATTATTATTTATTATTTCTACTAATTTAATATAGTTTTTTTTAGTCATTGCTTTAACTCCTTTTGTTTTGTTTGCATACTCTTTATATGTTCTTAATTCTTTTTAGTTCCCATTTATTTAAAATAATTTAATTAGCGATAGATTAGTTAATTCTACACTTTAAAGAGAGCATACCCTTACGCATAAGTTATATCAAGCCTTTTAAATAGTCCTTCTACTATAATGCAACTAAATTGGGTTTTCTACTAATTAAATTATCTATACTCTTTAAACATGGGAACCGCTAAAAAGTTCCCATGTTTTTTATTTTATCTCTATAAATACGACTCTGGAAAGTCCTTATTTATGTTATTTTCATACTCTGTTAATGCTTGAAATGTTGCCTTTGCCGTGTCTTTGGTTAAATATCTCTCTCCACGTTCTAGGGGGAATTTAATCCCATTAACTCTGACAATTAGCCCATTATCAATGCTTAAATATTGTCCTTGCATTGTTCTGATTTTCTTAATCTTCAAATGCATGATTTTTTTGCTCAATATTCTTCTATTCTTTTTATTCTTAATAGTATTCTGAAACATGCTTAAACCTCCTTTGTATTGGTTTGCGTTTCATACCCTATATACTAGCAATATAATAATAAGTTCCCATAAAAGATATATTTATTTATTCCTATGACGACAAATAAAAAAAGTGGGAACTAAATATATTTGTTTGCGTGTAAGTGGTAGAAATAAAAAAACTATGCTTATGAGTTTCTATAAATAAAATTTTGATATTTATAGTTTTAGAATAAGCAACTAAAAAAGGAGAGTAAATAATGCCGTATGAAGACAGAGATAAAGCAATAAAACTAATGAAAAAAATATATTCTTTTGATAATGATTTTAATATAAAAGAAGAGTTGGATTTTGTGTTGTGGTATTGGGAAGACAAAGAAATGACTTTTAGCATTGAGCATTCAGAAAATTTCTTAAATAAAATGAAAGAAAATTTAAAAGAAAAAGAAGAGCAATTAAAAGAGTTAGAAAATTACATTAATAACATAAAGAAGGAGTGGAAATAATGACTAAAAAGCATTATATAAAACTAGCGGAAATGATAAGAGAAAATACTTTTTACATGAATAATGGGGGACTTGTAATAAGTAGTTCAATTATATATTATATACTTGAAGAGATGAAAAAAGATAATCCTAACTTTAAAGAAGATACTTTTTTAAATGCTTGCGGACTAGAAAAGGCGGAATATCACGGCTATAAAATAACTAAAAAAGAACTATCTTTAAGAAATGAGGAGTTATATAAATAATTAAAATAAGAGGCTGTAATATTTTAGGGTATATAAGGTATGCCCTAAGGTATTATAATTGATTCTAGGGCTATTTTAGAGCCTTCTAGGGCTATAGTATTATTAATATTGTGGTTGTAGTGTTGATAAATAAAGGAACTATATAAAGTATTATATATATATCGGAACTTATCCCCCCCTATAACGTGTAACTAATATAAGATAAACCTTTAATAGGAGTATGAATAATGATTAAAAATAATATAGAGTTACTACTTGGATTAGATTTACCTAAGGCGGTTAAAGACGCATTAGTTGTAAGATTCAGGAAGATAGCAACAGATAAATTGGTTGTTGTTGGTCAAGAGGTTACACTTGTCCCTAAGTTTGACAAGGAATACGTTAGGGGCATAGATGGGCGTTATTACGTTCAAAAGAGATATAGCCAACGCTGGTTGTCTCTTGATACAACTTACAACGGAAGACAGATAATATTACAGGGCTAAGGGGCTAAAGGTTGGGGAATCTTAACGGGTTCCCTAATCTCAACTTTTCAACCTAATCTGTAATTTTCAACTTGCCTTCGGGCGGGGGGTGTTTGACAATAAAACAAGCTCACACATAATTCCCTAATATTTTTCTAATATTTTTTTAGGGTTACCTTATTAAGGTTTCCTTAATATGTAGTGTGGGGTAGGGTTCCTTACATAAGGTTACCCTAATAAGGATACCCTAATAGGGTTACCCTAATAAGCTAGCCCTTGAAACTCTTGTTTAAAGATAAGGCATCTTCCCTCTTTTTCCTAGAACTATTTACTACTTTTAACATTTTTATTACTTTTTTAAAAAAAACACATATATTTATTGTAAAGGGGAACAAAATGTTTATAACTTTAGTCAAATCAAAGGAGACCTTAATGGACAACGTCAAAGAACAAATAGAAAAATATGTAAAAGATTTTGAAAATCTAGTACAACAAAGAACGGAACTAGCTAACAAACTAAACGAAACTAATGTTGCTATGGAGCAAATACGTGGAGCAGTTAGTGCATTAACCGCTTTAAATGCGGAAGAAGATGTTCCAGTAAAAAAAGAAAAGAAAGATAAAAAATAAGGTGGAATTAGGACAAGGCATCCATAGGTTAAAAACAATAGTTGAAAAGCTAAAGAATGCCGAAATCCTAGCACCTAACCCAGATGTACTAGAAAACATCATTGAACTGTTTCAAATTGTAGAGGAATTAGAATCCCCTACACTTGTTGACTCTGTAGAAATGATAAACTTTACGATGGATGGCGAAGAACCAAAAGCTTAAAAGAGGGATAGTATTTCCCGACATACACTTTCCTTTACACGATGAAAAAGCACTTTCTTGTGCTTTGCAGGCGGTAGAGATTGTTAAACCTGACATCTATATCAATATTGGAGATGTGGGAGAGTGGCATAACTTTTCTGCTTGGAAATATAAAGGGAAGAAACTTCCTTCCTTAGAATTTCAACTTCCTTATTGCGACCAAGACATTGCAGATGTTAATGATGGGCTAGACAGAATTGATGCTGTATTAGACAAGAATAAAGTCAATCAGCGATATATGCTACAAGGCAACCACGAGATATGGATGGATAACTTTGTAGAAAAATATCCCTATATGACAGATTACACGTTTCCTAAAGCGTGTAGAATCAAAGAAAGAGGGTATAAGTATTATGAATATAATCTCCCACTAAAGATTGGAAAGATTAATTTTATTCACGGCACATACGCAACTACTTATCACGCCAAGAAACATCTTGAGACATATGGAGCCAATATTATGTACGGACACACACATGACGTACAAAGACATACACTAACAAAACTTGATGCAGGAACGATTGGAGCGTGGGGGATTGGATGTCTTAAAGATATGTCAAGAGAGAAAAACAAGTGGTTGCGAGGCCGTCTTCATAACTGGAACCATGCATTTAGCATTATTACCTGGTTTCCGAATGGCAACTTCCAAGTGGAAGTCATTGAGATTGTCAATGGGAAATGTACCGTATGGGGTAATATTGTTGAAAGCTAATGCATAAAAGAGTTATCAAAGGAGTCCCTCGTTATGTTTTTAAAGACGAGAAAGAATTTCGTGATATGTTTCCCGATGAAATACTAGTTAAAGACTGGAGGGAAGCAGAAGAAAGCGATTGGGTATTAACTGATGATAGCCAAGTCACACAAATACTCAAAAAGAAACAAATGAAAAATACGAATATAAAAGCGTATGATGACTATTTTGTTACCCTACTTGGACCTTCTTTTGGCTCTGGAAAAATGGAAGGAAAACCAAAAAAAAATTATCACTCTTTTATGAAGAGAACAAACATAGAAGAGAAACCATTAACGTGGAGAGAGATACGGTTTGTTAAGTTGATTGCTCATGGAGAAAAACCTATGCAAGCATATTTAGATTGTTTTGAAACAAACAACGAGCACACAGCTAAAGTAAAATCATCTGTTCTCCTAAAACAAACAAGGATAAAGAAAGAAGTGGAAAAAGAAATAGAAGAACTGCTAACTGAAATTGGAATTGATAAACGATGGACATTAGAACAGGCAAAGAACATTGTAGAAAATGAGGAAACATCTGATGCTGTAAAGCTTCGTGCATTAGAAAACTTTATGAAGATACAGAGTATGTATCCAGAAAAGAAAAGCGAATCGCTATTATTAGGACAAGCTTTTACTGGTTTTAGCAAAGAAGAGATATTAGAGATGAGTAATATGAAACTAATTAACGATGGAAAAAAAGAAGATTAATATTATACCTGGACCTTCTGTGATGGCAGAACGTGACGAGGTACTAGCTAAAGCATATAAAGACTTAATATTTTTTGGTCGTGTATTTTTACCTCAAGACTTTTTACATAAGAGTGAAAGTCCACAGTTTCACTATGACTTATCTAAAAGATTAATACAGCACAAACCTGGAGCTCGTATTTGTAATATTATTCCTCGTGGTATGGGTAAGAGTATCTTATCTAAAGCTGCTATTATGCATAAGTTTTTATTTGCAGAAACAGATAAGCAAAATTTTGTGGCCTGGGTATCTGAAGAGCAGGGACAATCTGTTGACCATTTAAAATATATACGACACCACTTTGAAGAAAACGAAATGATTCGTTATTA